ATGCTTTGGACGAAGCCTCAAAAGATGCGTTGGCTTCTAAGCTAATCACAATGGAAGAGCCAGTATCTGACCCAGTGAACCACCCTGCCCATTACAAGACGGGCGGTATTGAGACCATCGACTTTATCGAGGCCAAGGAATTTAACTACAACATGGGTAACGCCGTGAAGTACATCAGCCGAGCCGAGCACAAGGGTAACAAGAAGCAAGACCTTGAGAAAGCGATTTGGTATCTCAACCGTGAACTAAGCAGGGGTTGACATGTGGGACGTAGCTGTAACTGTATCTTTGATGTTGTTTGGCGCTTTTGTTTTTGTATTCATGGGCGCTATGCTGATTTGGGTGTTGTACATATTACAGAATGGAGTTGATGATGACTGAAGAAGACGAAGCGTTCAACGAGATTGAGCGACAAGCCAAGCAACGCAAGGAGGCGGTGAAGGCAACGATGGCAATCAATCCTTATCGTGACCAAGTGATTGACGAAGTGTTGCAACGCATCAAAGAACTGCGCCCTGCTGTTATGCCGTTGGAGAGTATGGGTAGAGGCAAAGCCACACATGAATGGTTTGATATTTTGGTAAAAGATATTGAGGAGATGAAGAAATGATTGATGAGGACGATGATATTCAAGAATACAAGAAGCCGTGGGTTGGGCTGACAGATGAGGAGCGCAATAAACTTTGGCGAGATGTAGTGGGTTGGGGTGACCCATCTCACGATGATGAAGACTTAATGAAAGCCCTCGAAGCCAAACTTAAGGAGAAGAACACATGAGTGTTAATGCGGGTAAAACCAAATGCTTAGAACAAAGCGTGAACTGACCAAGAACGGAAGAAGTGTATCCGCCAAACTAACACAGAGTGAGTACAACGAGTGGGTAAAGCTTGGCAAAGGTAAATGGCTGCGGTCATTTTTAAAAGACAGTAGATTTGAAAGGGAACAAAATGTCAGAACTGATAGATTACGCCTATCCATTAATGATGGCAGAGCAAGCGTTGAAAAGAGCGCATGACTATTTGCTTGAAGAAGACTATATTCTTGCAATGGATCAACTTGAGAAAGCTGTTGTGGAAGTTCGCATAGCTAGAAATTCCGTAATTCACATAAAGGAGAAATCAGATGCCTTACACAAACAAACCCAGACCATATAAAAAAGAGTATGAACAACAAAAGGAAAGAGTCGAGTTGCCTGACCGAATGGAGCGCCAGCGAGCCAGACGAAAACTTGATGCCAAAGGCGTTGACCGTAGCGGAAAAGATGTTGCGCACGTCAAGGCTTTATCTAAAGGTGGATCGAACAAAGATGGGGTCAAACTTGAAGCCCCCAGCAAAAACCGATCCTTTAAACGAAACTCAGACTCATCAATGAAATAACACATGCAAGAATACACATGGCCGCGCCCTATGGGGTTTGAGCCTTTTGACCACCAACGAAAAACATCATCTTTTCTTATAGCTAACCACAGAGCTTTCTGTTTTAACGAGCAGGGTACAGGAAAGACTGCCTCAGTAATTTGGGGTGCTGATCAACTTATAAATGCGGGCATAGTCAAACGTGTTTTGATTGTCTGTCCACTGTCCATTATGCAATCTGCATGGCAGGCTGATCTCTTTAAGTTTGCCGTACACCGATCTGTCGATGTGGCGTATGGCGATGCCAAGAAGCGGGCAAAGATTGTGTTGAGCAAAGCCCAGTTCGTCATAATCAACTACGATGGGTTGACAACCATTGCAGACGAATTGCTGAACAACGACTGCTTTGATTTGGTAGTCATTGACGAGGCCAACGCTTACAAGAACGTCCAGACCAAACGCTGGAAGTTAATGCACAAGTTAGTCAGGCCCAATACACGGTTGTGGTTACTGACGGGCACACCTGCTTCTCAGTCTCCGCTTGATGCGTACGGGCTTGGTCGGTTATGCGCTCCACAGAAAGCACCAAGGTTTTTTGGTGACTACCGCGAATCAGTCATGCAACAGTTTAGTATGTATCGCTGGATACCGCGCCCCAATGCTGAGCAGATTGTGTTTGACATGCTCCAACCAGCCATTCGGTTTACCAAGGAAGAGTGCCTTGATTTGCCTGAGGTCATACACACAAGCCGCTACGCACCTCTGACACCATCCCAGCGCAAGTACTACAAGGAGCTTAAAGATCAGATGCTTCTTGAGGCGGCGGGCGAGGAGATCAGTTCGGTCAATGCAGCGGCAAAGATGAACAAGCTGTTGCAGATATCTTGTGGTGCTGTGTATAGCGACAGCGGGGCGGTCGTTCAGTTTGATGTATCTGATAGATTAAAAGCTGTTAAAGAAGTCATTGAAGAAGCCAGCCACAAAGTTCTTATCTTTGTACCTTTCAAGCACACGATAGCAATGCTCAACGAGTACCTCAAAAAAGAAGGCATTACTTGCGAGGTGATAAACGGTGACGTACCAGTACAAGCACGTACAAGGATATTTAAGAACTTCCAAGAAACCAAAGATCCAAGGGTGCTAATAATACAACCGCAAGCGGCGGCACACGGGGTTACCCTGACCGCTGCAAATGTTGTTATCTGGTACGCTCCGGTGACGTCCACAGAGACATATCTACAAGCCAACGCCCGCATCAATAGGCCCGGCCAACGTAACGCCATGACAATTGTGCACATTGAGGGAAGCCCCATTGAGCGCAAGCTGTACGCTATGTTGCAGAGTAATATAACGAACCACGAAAAAGTGGTCGATCTTTACAAAAAAGAATTGGCAGATACTTGACAAAGTCTAGTACAAGCCATATAATAAATCCCACAACAACAAATGGAGCTTTAAATGGAAGAGAGCATAGTCACCTCCGAATCAGTGGAGGACTTATCCACCGAGTACATAAAGATTCGCACAGAGCGCGAAGTACTCAAGGAAAAGTTTGATAACGAGGATAAAGTGTTTACCGATCAGCTTGATGAGATTGAAAACAAACTTGTGCAGATCATGCTGGCTGACAACACCACAAGCATGTCAACTGAAAAAACCATCATCATTAAGCGAGTGATGAAACGCTACAACCCAACAAACTGGGAAGCAGTCTATCGCCTTGTGGATAAATACAAAGCGTATGGCGTACTACACAAACGTATCCACGATACAAACATGAGAGATTTTCTGGAGGAACATCCAGACGAGTACCCTGAGGGTCTCAACGTCGATAGCCGTTACGCTGTCACTGTCAAACGCAAACCAGCATCAATCTAAGGAGAGAACTATGAACAATGTCACAACATTTAGAGACAACCTTCCAGCCCACTTGCAGAACGTAGAGTTGGATGATTTCACCAAAGCCTTCACCTCATCCGGTGGTAGCGTCAAGCGCATCACACTGCGCGGGCGTGTCTTCCGTCTGGTCGATGGCGGCAAGGAGATTGCCAAGAATACCGAAGCACATATGGACGTTGTGGTTGTCAGCGGTAGCAGGAGTGTGCAGAAGTCATACTACGCCGCCGAGTACAACGCCGAAGAGACTTCCATTCCTGATTGCTGGTCAAGCGATGGTGAGCGACCTGATGCAGATGTTGAGAACCCTCAAGCATCTATCTGTAAAGACTGCCCCCAAGCTATCAAAGGTGCAGGTGGCCCCGGTCGTGCGGCTTGCCGTTACTCATGGCGTCTGGGTGTTGTCTTACGCAACAACGTGGGCGGCGACATCTTTCAGTTGATCCTGCCACAGAAAAGTATCTTTGGCACGGGCGATGTTGACCACATGCCCTTCTTGCAATACGCCAAGTACGTTGCAGGTTCTGGCTACAACCTGAACATGCTGGCTACTCGCCTGACCTTTGATACCGACAGCGATTTCCCCAAGCTGGTGTTCAGCAACTCAGAGTTCCTTGATAAGCCAACATACCAGATAGCGTTAGCCCAAGGGCAGACGCAGGTTGCGGTCAATGCGGGCAAGATGAACTTCACCAAGAAGCAAGAAACTTCTACTATCCCTAAGCTGGTTGCGCCTGCTGGGTCTGCCGCCGCTGAAGCCAAGGTAGAGGAAGCAGTGCCAGAACCTACTGTCCGTGTTGACAAGAAAAAAGTTATGTCTGAGCCAAAGCCCAAGCAGAACCTTGCCGCTATGGTTGATGACTGGGGTGATGACGACAAATGAGTGGGTACAGTCAGAAAGTTGCCCGACTTAACAAAGCGGCTGACATAAAAAACTTGGGTGTGCGTTTGGGTAGGTTCTGCGTCTCCAACAACATTCCAGTTAGTGTTGTCATGGAGTTCTTTGATGTTTCTAAGCAGACTGTGTACAACTGGTTCTTCGGAACACACGTACCAAGTTCGGAACATCAACAACTCATATCAACTTTCTTAGGTCGGGATTAATTTTTTGGGGGCAACTAGCTCGACGGAGCAAACGGGGTAACCGTTAGCCCTTGTTGCCCTCTTTCTCTTTGACGTGCTTGGACACAATATGGCGGATGTTCGTTTGCTTGAAGCAGTAGTCCCTTCGGAGGAGGGGTTCTATTGTGTACTAGGGTTGAAGAATGGCACACATCATTCACAGACCCATCATAAAACAATACAAGAAGTAGAAGTTGAAGCTGACCGTTTGGTGGCCAACGGCGTGGATGTTTTCTTTGGGTGCGGTAAGTTCATCACCGATGAGAACCGCGATGCCGCCAACTGCGGCCTGATGAAATCTTTCTTTCTGGATATTGACTGCGGCGAGGACAAAGCCAAGCCTAATAAGCGTGGGCGCATCAAAGGGTATATAGACCAAGCCACTGGGATGCAGGCACTCAAGGAGTTGTGCAAAACCTTGAATCTGCCACGGCCAACCGTTGTAAATTCTGGACGCGGCTGGCATGTTTACTGGCCGCTGACTGAGGCAGTATTAAAAGATAAATGGCTACCTGTAGCCGAGACATTCAAGGCCAAGTGCCTAGAACACAAGTTTATTGTTGATCCCGCTGTACCGGCAGATGCCGCTCGGGTGTTACGTATTCCCGGAACAAAAAACTTTAAAGACACTTCACCGCATGACGTTGTTCTGATGCACTTGTCAGAGCCGATGGAGTTTGATGATTTTGTCCAACGCATGGGGCCGCTGTTGGAAGCGAAGAAGCCTTATAACCCCAAAGAATTAGACGACTTCACAAAAGCTGTTATTGGTAATAAGCAATCACGGTTTCGCACCATCCTGAAGAAGACCGCAAGCGGGTTTGGCTGTGAACAGTTGCGCTTGGTTGTCGAGGATCAGGAGAATATTGAAGAACCTCTATGGCGGGCGGGACTGTCCATCGCTCAGCATTGCGTAGACCGCGACAAGGCCATTCACCTGATATCTCAGAATCACCCAAAGTACGACCCAGTTAAAACAGAATACAAAGCCAACCAGATCAAAGGCCCGTATACCTGCGATACGTTTGATTCTTTTGCGCCGGGGATATGCCAGAACTGTACCCACAAGGGCAAGATAAAGTCACCCATCGTGCTGGGCCATGAGATTGCCAAGTCTGAAGAAGGCGATGTTATTGAGTACAAGACTACAAACGAAGAAGTTTCGACTATGGAGTTTGTAGTTCCAAAGCTGCCCAGCAGATACTTCCG